CACAGGGTACGCGAAGGTCACGGCGATGGCGTCAGCCGCATCGGGGGACGCTTGTCCACGGGCTTTCATTTCCTTTTTACCTTCCAAAAAGATGGTACCAGCCGAGTTGGGCTTCTTCATCGGGCCGACCAAATCGCTCTTGAGCAGCCTGTCTTGCGGAATGCTGGCGGTCTTGAGCCAGTCGCGCATTGCACCCCAAATCTCAGCCCGCTTGTTGCCCCACATGGTCGGGTTCTTGGCCTTCCAGCCGAAGTTGACCCCGCGCACTTTGTACTTCTGCTCGGTCAATCTGTCAAGGATGCCGTAGCCCAGACCACCCTCGTCGATCACCGTGAGTGATGGCCGGTACTCCTCGATGGCGTCGATGACGTGGCCCACGGTGGTCATGGTGTCGTCACCCCTGAACCGCTTAATCGCCACGATGTCCCGCCCTTGGCGCACAGCGATCACGGTGCTGTCCATGCCGCCACGGGCCGGGTCAACACCAATTACGATGGGTGCAGTCATGTCCTTGTACTGTGGCCGCTTCATGGCGTCATCCACGCTGTGTGGTGCGATGAACTGGTCTTGGCCGGACTTGGGAAAGTCGCCGTAGACCTCGACCCGGGCCTCATCGCTGTCCTCACCGTACTCGTTGATGATCTGCTGATAGATACTCTTGTCGGTGCCCTCGACTGTGCGGGCGTCGATCTTCTCGCTCTCCCAAAACTCCCGTTTGCTGCCGTCCACCGCCTCGTAGAAGTACCCGGTGTTGCGACGACCGTTGCTGAACGCCAGCCAGTACCGGTCCAAGATGTTCTCGGTAAAGAAGCCCGCAGCCACGGACCAGATGCTGTCTGGGATACCTGACGCTTCGTCGAAGATCACCATCATGCCGTCCATGTTGTGCACACCGGCATAGGCGTCTGGGTTCTCCTCGCTCCACAGTTTACCCTCGGCTCCCCAGTACCGGGTGCCTTTACGCAGGTCACGCTCGACCAACTCGGTCAACCACTGCGCCGGGTTCAGGCTCGTGGCCGTGGGTTCCCACCAGTGCGCGTTCAGGCTCATGGTGACCCACTTGGTCAACTCACCCCACGTCACCTTACGCAACTGGTTCTCGCTGTTGGCCGACACGATGACAGACGAGCCTATCCGAGTGGACAGCATCCACAGGATCAACCAGCTAACCAGTGCTGACTTGCCCACGCCCCGGCCAGAACTGATGGCCCTGCGCATGGCGTCGATCAGCTCCTCGTTGCTCAGCTTGCCCCGGTTCTCTTTGATGAAGTCCCGTATCCTGCGCAGCGTCCTACGCTGCCACGCACGAGGGGATCTAAAGTGTTCGAGTGGGGTGTTCTTCTGCCCCCATGGAAACGCAAAGAGCACAAACGCCTCGGGGTCGTCCTTGATAGACGGACTCCAAAGCTGCGCCATGAGCGTCTGCTCATCTTCCGGGCTGTAGCGAGGCTTCTGCATCAGTCGTTCTCCAATCTTGGTGTCACGTCCGACACATCCAGTACCTCACCCTCGATCACCCGGGCTTGAGCCTGCGCCAGCGCCTCGGTGATGGAGATGGTGCCACCCAGTTCAATCTGCTTTGTCTCGCCGTAGCGTTTCCTGTTGTGCGCACCCATGAGCCACTTGCGCGTGTCGATGCGCAGCTTGTCCCTGTTCACCGTATCGTTCGATGTGGGGTCCACCGACTCCACCCCATCGGCAATCTCCAGGATCTCGCCTGCAAGAAACTCAGTGCGCATCTCCTGCGCTTCCTTGAACCGCTCATGACGAACAGCATCACGCTTGACCCAGCGCAGGAAGTCCTCATACGAGATGGCCCTGTGGTCATCCTCAATCAGTGACTGAAGGGACCGGCCCCGGTAAATGTCCTCCACGACCCGCTCAAAGATCTGCTCATATTCGACATGCAGCAATGCCCTTGCCTCCTTCGAGGTTCTAAGGGGTTCTGGGTCAGGCACGGTTAGCCAGTTGGGCAGTTGGTTTTCACTGGCGACAGCCGTGCCTACAAACGAGGTGTTCTCTTGTTTCATAGTGATACTGATGCTATCACATGCGGATGGTGTTGTGTAACGTAGATTTACGGAACCCACTGGGTTTTTACTTTTTGAAAAAATTTTCACGGGGTTTGTGATGCCTCCCAGTCAGCGACCCACCCGGCTCTGGCCCTCCCCCGCCCCCTCGAACCCAGCGCCGCCGCGCCGCGCACCGATCGCCCAGCGTCACCCAGCGGGTCCAGCGCCGCCCAGGTGATCGCGCACCCGCGCACCCAGCGGGTCCAGGATTTCCCCCAGGTGATCGCGCACCCAGCGGGTCCAGGATTTTCCCAGGTGAGCACCTGGGAAAAGTTGATCCCCTGGGTTCAGTTAATCCAACGGGTCCGGGGAAGGTTAACCCAGCGGGTAAATTGAACCCAGGGGATCTGGGGAAATCCTGGGGAAGGGTTGACCCGCTGGGTGATTTTGAGGGGTTTTGAGGCCAATTGTGACAATGTGCCCTTTCGCGCAGGCAAGGCGAAAATAAGAGACTTTTCAAATTGCACAAGGATTAAGCAAACTACAAAACGAACCCCTAGAACCAAAAGGGCACATTGTCACCACCCCCAAAAAGCACCCCGGGATCGTTACCCGCTGGGTTATTTGTTCACTTGTCGCATAAGTGACAGAAAAGCATCAAACCCGCTGGGTTATAATTTCATCACCGGAACAAATCCGGCACCCTGTAACCCGTAACCCGTAACCCCGAAAGGACCTGATCATGAAACAATTCGAATTTCAAATCATTGACAAGCGCGGACCCCGCATCGAATACGCCCGCGCCACCGCTGCGACTGCTGCAATTGCCCGCGCTCAAATTGTCTTGGCCTACGGTCAGCAATTTAACGTGATGGATCTTTTTTGTAACGTCAACCCGGCACATCATGTGCTGGGTGAAATTGACTGTTCGGATTTTCCCCTGGCTGATCTGCCCTGGCTTGAACGTCAAGCCGCTGCAATCGAAGGGGTGCAATCATGAACCGTCATTCTTTGCACTACATCGACCTGCACCCTCAGCCCGTTGACCGCGAACCCTCAGCCCTGGCGATCTGGGCAGGCGCTGCCCTGGCGCTGATCGTTGTCTACCTGTTGACCGTTGTTCTCTTTTCCCTGTAACCCGTAACCCTGTAACTGGAGATCCTCATGAATGCCCCTGTCAAAACCCCTGTAATCCTGTCCGCCCTTGTCGATCGACTCGCTGCGATCAAAGCCCAGATGGCGGATCTGTCCGCTGAAGAAAAGGCCCTCAAGGCTGAATTGATCGCTGCGGATCTGCCCGCGATCGAAGGCACCGCGCACCGTGTCGCTGTTTCGTTCTGCCCAGGACGTGAGACGATCGACTGGGAAGCCGTCGCCGCTAAATTCAACCCCTCACGCCAATTGATCACCGCGCACACCGCCCAGGGTGCACCGTTTCACGTGGTGCGCGTGTCCGCCAGGAAGGGGGCCTGATTATGATCGACGCTAAATTTATGCGGGATCACTTCACCCTGGTCACCATTACCGACAACCCCGCGCCTGCTGGGGTTCACCTGGACCCTGAGGACCTGCGTTACATCCTGGACGCGATCACGTCAGGATCTGCCCGCCTAAAGGGTCCCCGCTGCGAATTCTCCGACAAGCGCGCCGCTGGGTCCCTGACTTACGCCGCCGCCCTGATCACTGAAGCCCTCGAAAGGACTAAATAATGCCCGCCTATCACTTCGTCGCCGTGTCCGCTAATCGCAAAACTGGACCGATCCCCGTCACTTATTCTGAGCGGGACACCTGCCCGCCGTCCTGCCCGCATTATCGGGCGGACTGTTATGCTGAAGACTATTACACCCGGATGACCTGGGACAAGGTCCCCGCCAGGGGCGGATCCCTGGCGGATCTTTGCGCGTCAATCGCCGCCCTGCCCGCTGGGTCCCTATGGCGTCACAATGTAGCGGGCGATCTGCCCGGATCCGGGGAAGATCTGGACCCCGCCGCCCTGGGCGATATCGTCCGCGCCAATATTGGACGCCGTGGGTTCACGTACACCCACAAGAAAACCGCTGACGCCCTGGACTGGGTCCGACACTCGAATGACTGGGGTTTCACCGTTAACCTGTCCGCTGATGATGCTGGGGAAGCTGACTCCCTGGCTGAAGCTGACGCCGGCCCAGTGTGCGCCATTGTGCCAATGGACACCCCGCCAAAGACTTACACCCCCGCTGGGCGGACAATCATCGTATGCCCTGCCCAGGTCCGGGACGACGTTACTTGTCAATCCTGCGGGCTTTGCGCTATCGCTGATCGCCAGGTGATCATTGGGTTTCGCGCCCACGGGACCCGCGCCGCCGTCACTGATGCGAAAGCCCGCCGGGTGATCCCGATATTGAAAGGATGAAAACATGCCCAAAAAATTGATTTTCAACATGATCCGCGCCAATGACGTGCGCGAACCCGTCCAGTATCACCCGATCATTTTTATGAGGGGGTCCAGGTCCTGGCGGTTAGCTTTGCACCGTGACCCCGTTCTGGCGGGTAAGGGTGAATGGACGATATCGGACCCCGTGGGCGGTTATCGGGTTTGCCGGGTCACCGCCAGTTACAAGGGTGTCCCTGTATCGTCCAGGGACCTAACCGTAACCCAGGCCCGCGCCGCTGCCCTGGTGGATCTGGACCTAACCGTTGACCGTATCGGCTTAGATCGTTTCGCCCAGGTCCTGGACGCCGCGCAAAACCCAAAACCTGTACACCCGTTGAAAGGATGAAGCCATGATTGACTTTATGAAACTGCCCGCCGTGGAAGCTGAAGCCCTGGCTTATGCTGAAGGGTTCACCGGGACCGCCGCCCTGTTCGCCAGGATCGCGGACCTACAGAAGGCCCTGGGCGAAGCTGTCAACGAAATCGAACAACTGAAAACAGATCTTC